ACGGCGCAAAGCCATTCCGGCGCGCTTGTCCTTGGTCAAAGGCAAGGCCACTTTTGCGGCGAGGATGGCGACAATCGCCTCGCGGAACAACGAATCCCACATGGACGGATAGGGGTTGAACATCGTGTAGATCATTTGCGCATTGGGCGCATTGGTCAGCACGACAAGGCGGCCGGTTGGACTGAGGCCGGGAACGTCCCACCATTGCTGCCCTGGCGCGACCGGGTAATTTGGATCGTTGATGAGGCAAAATTTCGCGCGCCTCATTGGATTGCCATAGGACGTTGTAAGCTGCCCTGTCGTCAACGGAGCGCCAGACGTGCCAATGTTCCCGGCGGGCGTCCCCACGCCGCTGTAGCCCGGCTGATAGCGCACGGAGCGCGCCCGCAAGCAGTCGGTCGGATAGGAATATTCGTAAAGGGCGTTCATCGGCACGATAGTTCCGACATTCGGCGTGGCGCCGCTGGCGTCGGCGAGCAAGGTCATTGCCTCAATCTTGGTGGCGAAATTCCAGTTTGCCGAGCGCAAAAGCTGGCGGATCGTCTCCCCATAAGCGCGCAACAGCACTTGCGCCTCGCGCGAACCGTCCTCGATATCGCCCAGGACGACTTCCGAACCGATGGCGTCGAGGGCTTGATTGGCGATGTCTGCCGGAAGGCCGCTCATTCATTCACCCTTGCGTGTTATCGGCGACGGTTTTTGCCGCCTGTTCGTCGCTCGCTTCCAGCTTGGCGGCATCCAGTCCGACCAGATCGGGAGCCATTCGGCGCGCGAGAGCCGCAGCAAGCGCCTCGGTGAAATCGGCCTCCCAATCGACGGGGTTGGTCAGGCGTCCGGTGTAGGTCAGGATGGCGCTCGATACATTGCAAAGAATCACCTTGTCCGGATCTGCAAGCGAAGCGTCATTCTCGACGGAGAAAATGACAGGCTTCGGGTCCATGTTTGGAAGGATGAGGGGAACGCCGCGAATAGCTCGAACCTTGAGGCAATCGCTCGGATAGGAATATTCATAAAGCCATGGAATTGGAGGATAGGCGCTCGTCCACACGATGGGCGGAAAATATCCACCAACTGGCGCCTGTTTGAGCAAAACCAGCGAGACATTGCGCTCGGCAAAACCCCAATCATCGGCGCGCAAAACCTCATCGCGCGTCTGTCCATAGATCGTCAACGCGACGTTTGCCGCCTGCGATCCATCGAACAAGGAACCGATCTGCTTTTTGTAGCCAAGACGGCGAAGCGCCAGATTGACGACATCAGCCGGAGACTGAACTGAGGAAGTCATCCATCACGCCCTTCCGCGATTTGCGTGAAACCGCTACTGGATTCGAGAAGCGATTGCGCGAGGTCTGGTTTTCCTGCCGTCGCCAGCGACAGCACACGCGCGAGCAGTTCAACCACGGCCTGGCGAAACAGGGCGTCCCATGTCGACTCTGCCGGATTGGCATTGAAGATGGCTTGCGCATTGGCCTGATTTGTCCAGATTACACGGCTTTGCGTCCCGCCTACGAGATTGCTTCCGTCAATCCAGTTGATTGGAAGCGGGTCATTCGGATCGGCGAGCGCCGCCGGCGCCAGTTGCCAAATCTGAACGCATTGCGCCGGGTAGGAATATTCATAAGCCCATGGAAATGGAGCCGCATTTCCGGTGACGACAAGCGCCTTGACCGTCCTGGCAAAGCCCCATTCGTATTGGCGGGCGACGGCGGCGACGGTCGGCGCATAAAGGTTCTGGAGCGCCTTTCCATTGGTCGATGAATCGAACGTCGGAGCCACGCCGGAAACCGCCGGCTGATTTCCGCCCATTAGTTGGACGGCTTGATTGGCTATGGTGTTCGATGTGACGGTCATTAATGTTCTTTCTTCGGCGCAAAAGCCTTTTGCACCTTGGCATAAGCGTCCGCCGCTGCCTGCCGCGCATGATCCGCCGCGAGAATCGAAACAAATTTATTCATCAAGTTTCCCTCTCAATGAAAAACCCATTCAGACCCGTTGCATAGGGCAAGACCTACCGATGATCCTGTTCCAGTAATGGAAGCATTGAAAGTCGAAGTGTTTGAATTTGTGATGTAGTAGACCGTCCCTTGATTAGCTGACGTACAAGGATTGGCTACGAGTGTGGAGTAGGTATTCGCAGCTAAAGTAACTGACCCATCTTGGTTTATAGAAAATTCAACGCCGCCGCCACTGTTAAGCGTTTGTAGCATTGGACTATTTGGGGCAACAACGTTTTTCGTCTGCATGGTAATCGGCACGTGACCTGACGCACCAGTCGTATTTACGATTATCCCGGCTGGGCTGTCCTTTGTTGTTGTAGCATCAATAACAATGCCATAAGTAGAAATTCCAGCGCCAAGGTACTCAAAAACAACATATCCGTTATTCCCTGAAATATAAGGAGCTTCCGCGAATATAGCTGAATAACTTGGGTAACTTCCTAACGATCCAAATAGTAGCGTTATCGGAAGTATTTGAGGCGTACCAAATGATTCATTTGGAGGAAATGCATTATATGGAGCGCCAGCAAAATTAAACGTATCTAGCTCATTCGTGCATATCCCTGTAGTATGCTGGTCGCACTGCCCAAACAAACCGAATGCGGTATTGCCGGCGCTGTTGAGATAGCCATATCCTGTAACGCCTGTTGCAAATGAAAACCCGTTTGTCCCATCCTGCACAGCCGCGCCAACGATGGCGTTTTTATTCGGAGGAGTAGCAATTTGAATCTTTCCACCGAACTGGTTTACGCCGGTTAATGCCGCTCCTGTAATTGTGGGGTCAACAAAAACCAAACCGCCCGAAGGCGTTTGCGTCGCACTCCATGTATTTGTGCCATTGAGCAGTGGGACCGTCGCTCCGCTTGTGCCAATGATTGAATACCCAAGTAGGCCGCCTGCATTATTCAATGGCTGTTGTAGCGCGTTAATGACATTCTGCGTTGACTGGACGACGGCTGGCGGCATAACGCTACCAGTTGGGTTGCCAGCTAGAGAATAAGCAGGCAATACAAGCGTGTTGACGCTGGCCGGGTAATAAGTGGCCCCGTTCAAATTGAACGTCAAAGTCCCAACTGCCGCGCCCCCGCCAGCGCCATAGGAGATAAGTCCGCCGCCGAGTGCGTTCGGATCAAAGCACAGATAATGGAATCCGGTGGCGTTGGTGATCGGCGCGTCATACAAGCAACCATGCTCGCCATGCGGGCCATTGCCGGAATTCGCGCTCGGATAAGTGTTGGTCGGACTCCGCGACACGATGCCAAGTTCGGAAAGGTTCTGCCCGATCGCGCCGCCGCCCGAACCGCCGCCGTCGATAACGACAGGTTGCGAACCGTAAGTGGAATATTGCGGAACATGGCCTGGCGTCCATGCGCCGCCCTGCAAGACGGTCGATTGCGCCATGGCCGCAATGGGCGACAGCGCCAAAAGGAAGATCAATGCAGCGCGAAAAATTCTCATGGCGGATTCCTTGATGTTCAGGGCAAGGCGAGGATCAGTCTTTCTCGTCCTCGTCCATTTCGTTTTCGACGGCCATGCGCTGGATTTGAAGCTCCACGCGACATTCCGAGCCTTGCTCGCCGTCGTGCTTGCTGACGCTGGTGACGACGGCAAAGGCGCGCATGTCGATCAGATCGCCGATGTCCGGATTATCGCTCAAACCAAGTTTGTCGAGTTCCTTCTTGGTGAGCGAAATGCGCAAGCCCCAAGGATAATCGGGCTTGGTCGACCTTCCGGCGATTTCAATGCCGTTGTCGTGCTTGTCCTCGTCGTCATATTCGAGGGAAACGAGTTTCGACCAAGCCATGATAATCCCCTTACTGCGCGCCGCCGGGAGCGGTCGGAGCCATCGGCGGAGCTGCGGGCGCTTGTACGCCTTCACCAGCGCCAGGCTCGCCACCCTCGGCGCCGCCGGCCAATTCCTGCGTCTGCTGCGCGCCCAATGCCTTGATGGCGTCCTCATGGCGCGAGTGCATTTTGCGGTGTTCCTCGCGGTGCGCGGCGTGAAGGTCGCGGCGCTCCGTCTCATGCGACTTGTGCAGATCGCCGCGCGCCTTGGCGTGGCGCTCATGAACGGAGGGCGTCGTCTTGTCGCCTTCGCGCGATTCGGTGTCGTTGTGGGCATTGCCGGAGGATTTCATGCCCGCCGATTTCGGAAGGTCTTTGTGCGCCGCGCCGCGCGCCTTGGCGTGGTCGACTTCATCCTTGGGCTTGTGCGTCCCGGTCGGTCCCATCTTGTCATAGAGCTTGCTTGCCATGGCTGGATCAGTCCTTTTTCGAGCGGTCGTACATGCGAGCGCGCTTTTCCTCGCGGCTCAACTTCTTCTTGTCCTTGTCGCCGCCGTCGCGCTTGGCGTCCGGTCCTTTTTCATCCTTGAAGGATTCGGGCTTTTTCCAGCCTTTTTTCTCGGCCATGGGTGATTTCTCCACTTTTTCGGGGAGTTTCCCCGGCTTGTCCGCGCTCACAAACTCTTTGGCGACAGATTGAGAGACGCCATCGGCGCCTCCCTTCTTCGAGGCGGCTGCATACATCAGCCGCCTCTGAGCTTGTGAGCGGAAGGGCATGGCGATCAGAGTTCCGCCGAGAACAACATCGAGCCAGATCCGCCGTTGCCCACCAGCGGCCCGCAAGCCGCGTTGGCGGTCTGCGAAGCCGCCGTGGTGAAGTTGAGGGAAGCGCCGATGGTCGTGTTCGCGGTTGCCGTGGCGGCAAACGGAGTCGCCAGGATGATCGGAGCCAAGCCCGTAGCGCCGATTTTGAAAGTCGAAGCCGTCAGCGCATTGGTAAAGGTCGGCGCCGCGCGCATCGGAACCGGGAAGGGGATGCTCAAAAGGCAAACCGTGGTGGAAGCCGATTGGCCGATTCCGGTGGGAACAATCACGCCAGCCGCCGGTTCGGACAGAACATAGGCATAACGCTGCTGGAGGAAGGTTTCGAACGATTGCGGGCGGAACGCGAACGCCTTGGCGCGATTGTCGTTCGGGTTCAGGAACGTCGCCGCCGTGGCCGCAACCTTCGCCAGCGCGCTGTTCTTGGTTAACTGGATACCCGACAGCGCGAGATAATCGGACGTTCCAGCGGTGCCGGTCGGAGTCCAGCAAATCGCCACGCCGATTTCCGTCGCGGTGACGGGGATTGGCGCAGCGAAAGTCAGACGAACCGGGCCGGAGTTGGCCGCAAGCGCGTAGGTCGCGGACTGGTTAACCTGGCCGGTCCATCCGGAACCGCCGCCGCCGCCGGCATTGATGCCATAGGCGAGCTTCGCCGTTCCTTCGTCGCCCGCCGCCAACGTGCCATAAGTGATATAGGCGGTGACGCCGGTTCCCGAAAAATTGGCGCCGGTGGCGACGTTGAAATCGAGTTCCGCGATCTGCCCTTGGAAAGCCAGGGAGTTCACGTTTTCGACTTCATGCGCCATGCAAGCCTGCACCACGCCGGTCTGCGCGGCGGTGCGCTGGAACAGGAAGTCCGCCTTGTAGCCGGTGGCGAGGTTCGCCGCCGTGGTGTCCTTGGACACAGTGACAGCGGTGGAAGCTCCGGACCAATAGGCGAAGGAATTCGGCCCGCCATAGGTCAACGTGGTCGTAACCGATGCGCCGGTCGTGCCATGCGCCCAATTGTTCGTGGTCGCATCGCCGCCGGGGATGACGTTTTCCGGATTATTGCCGATCAACGTGGCGCCGAAGTTTCCGAGCATCAGGCTGGAAGCATAAGCCCCCAGCGCAGTCGGATATCCGGAGACGACATCTTGAAACAAATCGGTCGGGCCAATGCTCTGCACCTGGGGGATGACAAAGTTCTGGCTGTTCGCCGTCGGGTTCGCGCCCTGCGCCCACGCGCCGTTGCAGGCAAGGGATGCAGTAGTCAACCCAATGAGAATCCTACGGAAAGGCTTCATGTTCATTTCTCCGATTGTCCGCCCATTACTGGATGCGGTCCCAAGTGTTGTTCGAGAGTGACCAAAGCCATTCCACGCTCTGGTTTGCCGTCAGCGACGTGACGGGGTTGTTGAGTGTCGTTCCCGGCGCTTGCATCGTCAGCGCCGTGATGGCCTGCGACGTGAAGATCAAAGCGCGCTGGCCGTCGACGGGAGCCGCCGGCAAGATTATGGTGAGCGCCGCAAGCCCGCCGGCGGGATTGACCGCCAAAACCGACTGATTGACGGTGGACGAACCAATCGTCAAGGTCGCGCCGGTCAGCGGCACAGCCTTCTGATAGCCCGACGCATCGCGCATCGAGCCAATGGAAACCTCCGCCAGCATGGCGCCGCCACTGTCCGCTTCGACACGTTCGTTTCCGGTCGGCGATACAATGAGAACCGATCCTGGCTGATAAACGAGAGGCATCTTCGTTTCCTTTTTAAATTGGCGTTCCGAGTGACATGGACATCGCCGCCGCGCCACTGGCCGACATGCGATAGTTGATGGTTCCGGACGCATAGGCCGAGCAATTGAAACGATAGAGCGTTCCGCGCTCCGGTTCGCCGAAGGTCAAGGAAACAGGCGTTCCCGCGCTGTATTGCGCCAGCACTCCCGTTCCGCCGACATTGGTGATGATCCACGTCAAGCCGCCGTCAAAGGAACGCTCGATCTGAACCGTTCCGGAAAAGACGATCGAGGCCCCGGTGAACACCACGTTGGCGTCAGATCCAGTCGTGACGCTTTGGTTGGTGAGTTTGAAGGAAAACGGAAAATTCTGGTTCTGTGGCGAAATGCTGTAGCCGGTCGGAACGCCCGAAAGCTGCACAATGCCAGGTTGCGCCAGCGCATTGGAATTGCTCGACGCGGGAATCGCCGCCTGCATGATCGCCGTGACCGTCTGCCCGCCGATGGATGCGCCGAGCAAGCCCGCCGTCGAAGGCAGATTGATGATCTGGTTTTGTGCCGTCAACTGGCCGTAGAGCGTGATCGTTGGAAAAGCCAGGGTGATATTCGTCCCGGCAATCGAACCGATGGTGGTTCCTGCCGGAAGATTGGCTGAATTGATCGAATTTCCGGCGGCGAGGGTGCTGGCGGTCGTAATCGTGGCGATGCTGGAACCGTTGGTCGTGACAAGGTTTCCCGTCACAGCCGCCGACAGCGATGCGTACAGCAAGGCATTGCATTGCCCGAAGGCGGAGAACGGCTTGCCGGTTCCGACCGCCGTAAACGTGCCTATGACAACTCCGGAGGCGATATCGCCCGCCGGAGGCGTTCCATCGACAATGCCAAGTCCCGCCAGTATCGACATCAGATCGCCTTTCGAGCGTCTTGGTTGTTGCGCCTGGCCGGAGCCTGAATCGTGCCAAGAACATTGACGAATTCATTGCCGGGATTGTCGTTGTCGGTCAGGTCCAGATCGTCATCGAAATCGGCGACGGAGGCAATCTGGCGCCGCTGCGGCCCTTCGCCGACGATGGACAATCCGCCCGCCGTCACCCAAATCGGCGTCTGAGCCTTTTCCTTGACGACGGAACCGATGGAGTCGAGGAAATGCTGGAAGATTTCCTTGGCCGCTTCATTCTCCGGCCTCATGCCTTCGCTCGGCACTCCCGACCAGCGGAATTTGACCGGCTCCGGCTTCCCATTGACCATTTTGTAGGGGTCGATGAGCCGCTCGTTCAGGCACAGCTTGGTGATGGCGCGATAGAACGGGCGAGCCTTGTTGGCTTCCTCGCGGTCGCGCTCGGTGTGCGCGGACGACATGGCCTCGTCATAGGTGCGCTTATGATGAAGGATGGCCTCCACCATGCGGCTATGCGCCTCCTGCCGGGAAGCGAGAATTTCCGGAGCCACGCGCTTGCGGCTGGTTCCTTGGTCGGAAATCTCGGCGATGGCGAGAGCGAGGCCGCGAAACATCTGCTGCGCCGCGTCTCCCTCGATCGCCGCGCCGATCTGCGGCGAATTGCCTCCAGCCAGGGACTTGAGGATTGACGGGAGCGCCTTGTCGAGCGCGGCTTTCGTGGCCGCTTCGACAGCGGCCTGAAATTCATGCGATGACGTGTCGACAGCGGGCGGCGCAGGCTGTTCATGCACAGAAAAATCTTTGGCGTTCTCGCTCATGATATTGATCCTCGGTCGGCGTCCACGCGGCGACATGGCTTAAATCCCGGCTGGAGGCGCGGCGGACTATTCCGCCGCGCCGATGGCGTCAGGCAACGGAGAAATTCTTCGTTGCGAACTTGTTGGCCTGATCGTCACGCACCATGGTCACGATCGCCGACGAAACCGTACCGGCGGAGAAACTGGTTCCGGCGGCGGTCTGAAACAGGAGGCGGTAATAGCGCGGGTTCAGGTTAGCCGGAAAAGCCGGCGGGAACTGGAAGCGCGCCAAAATCTGGCCCGCCGTCAACCTGCCGACTGCGACGGGTCCGGTTTCTTCCAGCGTCGTCCATGCGCCCGGCAGATAGTTGCCAGGGGCGCCGGTGTCCGGAGCCGCCTGCAAGGCGACATTGAGCGTGGCTCCATTGGCGGTGGCGCAGGCCACGCCGATAATCGCCTCGATCTGCGGCGTGATGCCGCCGACGCCGACATCGGAACCGAAATTGGTGACGTTGCCGATGATATTTCCCGGCGCGGTTCCGACTCCCTGCCCAAGAACGTCGAGGACAATCGGGGAGGGAATGGCGACGCCAGCGCCCGCGACCAGCGACAAATTGCCGTTGATCGGAACGAAAGCAAGTTGTGAGTCCGTGATGCTCATTTGAAAGTTCTCGCTCTCAGCAAGAGAAATGAAAGCGGGCGCGATGCCCGCCCATGATTACGAAACGACGGATTCGGTGTTCAGGATCTGGTCGATGATCTTCCACGGAATCCCACGGAAGCTGTCGACCGGGCGGCCGGCGTAGTCGTCAATGCGCAGCAACACGTTGCGGTCGCGCATCGCCTGCACGTCCGCCCAATGGCGCATCGTGCGATTGGTGTAGATGACCGTGCGGACGGAAGGTTCGTCGCGCGGCGCATCGGACTTGACGACGCCGGAAGTCGACTTGGACAGCTTCGGAAACAGCAAAAGCTGCTGCGCGATCAGCGCGAAGATATCGGGCGCGTTGGGACCTGCCAGGCCCGCCGTCGTCACGTCGATGTTCGCAATGCGCGAACCGTAACGCCAGTCCTTCGGGCAAAGCCCGGCCTGCTGACGGAACCAGCTCGTATAAGCCTCGAACCGATTGCCGAGCGCGTCGAAAGCCGGGGTCGTATCGCCCTTGTCCTCCATGTCGAGGCCCGCCTTGGAGCCGCGCGGATAAAGGCCAAAGATGGTTTCCGGCGACCAGCCGATAAGCCAGAGCGACGTGTTGGACGATCCGGTGCCGCCGGCATTGATGACGTTGGCCGCGTTCTGCGCGTTGTTGAGATTGACGGTGTTGTAGAAGGGCGTCAGGCCCATGAACGCCGCCGGATTGGTGACGGTGTTGCCGTAAAGGAAGGTTTCGGCAATGGTCTGCGACATGCCTTCGAGAAAGGCCACGTCCTCGGACTCGCGGAACTTTTCCTTGTCGCCGGAATGTTCGGCGAGAGCGCGGTCGACCTGGCTGTAATCTTCCAGCATCCCAAGGCCGACGCGCGCCTTGGCGGTGGTCGACTTGCTGTAGGGGACACCCTGATTATAGCCGCGCCACGAACCGGCGGGGATCGAGGTGCGAAACACGAATTCATGGCCCGTCGCTTCATTCGCTTCAACCCACGGAACATCGTCCGTGTAGTCATTCGACTGCGAGAGCATTTCCGCGATGACCGGAATCTTGCCTTCCGGATCGAGGCGGGTCGAAAGATCGAGGAGTGACGGCCATTGCCCTGTTGCCAATTTAGCCTCCTAATACATAGTGTTGATGGATCGTGGCAACCATGCTAGGCTGACCATCGAGTGAGCGGAGATGCCCTAGATGCCGAAAGCACCCAAGCCTGCCCTGACTGCGGAATTTGTCCGATCCATCCTTGACTATGATCCGAACACCGGCGTGTTCCGTTGGCGGGTTCGCGCAGATCGCGCGAAAAACTGGAATACCCGTAACGCGGGGAAAGTCGCTGGAACGACGCACCCTGATGGGTACATCCTCATCCAGATTGAAAAAGGCGCGCACTACGGAGCGCATGTTCTGGCGTGGCTTTACATGATGGGCGAGTGGAGGCCTGGCGGCGTTGACCATCTCCATGGTCTTCGTGGCGACAACAGGTTCTCCGAACTGCGTGCGGCGACATCCGTTGATAATGGGTGCAATAAGACGATGCAGAAGAACAACCGCACTGGCATCATTGGCGTTTGGTTCAATATGCAGCGCGGTAAATGGGAGGCGAGTATTTCCAGGGATGGTCGCCGCGTCTGGCGTAAGTTTTTTCCAACCCTTGAAGATGCCGCAAGCGCGCGTCACAGCGCCCTTGCAGAAATCCATGGCGAATTCGCCGTTTCCGACCACTTGACCCGGCCGCTCTATCACCATCGCCGCGATCATTGACCGCTCCGATTGTACGTGTCTCGAAGTGTCCGCTTTGGCTGCGAACCGTTGCTTGGCGTCGGTTTTGGGTTGGGCGGCGGAAGCGAAGGCTCATCGAACGCTTTGCCGACATTGACCATAAGGCGCAGGAAGGCCGGGTGATTTCCGGCGCCGGTGACAGCAAGGAATTGTTCGAACGCCGGTTTCATGGTTTCGGGAACAAACTTGTCGCGCATACGCGCCACCACGCCCATGGCCGTCCTGAAACCGGAGCCGCCCAATTCAGGATCGCCCATGACCTCTTTCACCCACGCTTCGTTGGTGGCATGAAATTGGCGGAATTGTTCTTTCACCATGGCCTGGCTGGCGTCCGCCATGGCTTTGGCATGAAGATCGAGCAAAGGCTGAAATCCCTTTGCCGGATCGGCCCGAAATCCATCCAGAGCGGTGTGAAGCTCGCCCTTCAAGGCATCGTCAATCTTGATGGTTTCCGGAACCGCATATTCATATGCGACCGGAGGCAAGGCGGCGGGCGCGGCGGCTTCTGTCGGCGCAGCCTCGCCCTCGGCCTTCTTTTCTTCCGGCTTGGCTTCGACGGGCTTTGCAGTTTCGCCCGCCGGAGGCGTCACGCCGTCCAGATTTTTCGCTTCGGCTTCTTCGCGCTCGAACTTCTGGAGCAGCGTTTCGCCATGCTCCAAAGCGCCCTCAGTCGCAGGCGCGGCGGGAGCAGCGGGAGTTTCGAGGGCAGGAACCGCAGCGACGACGACGCCGGACGACGGCGCGGGTTCCTGCCCTCCCGTAACCGGGGGAATGGTCACGGATTCGGAAATTTCTTGTGGATTGATGTCAGCCATTATTCGCCCCTTTTGCGTTTTGCAGGGGCTTTGGGCTTGGCAAATCGCGGGTCATGCTCGTCCAGCATGGCAAACATGCCCGCGCGATCGAGCAGCGCCCACGACTGGTATAGGCGTTGACCAACAGCCTGTTCCCCGGCGTGGAACCAAGTTGCTTCTGGTTGCGGAAAGCCGGTCGGCCCGCAGGCGAAAACCGGCGAAAAGGTATGGCAGGCTTCAAGGACGCGCCACATTTCGCGGCGGCCGACTTCGGAAGCGAAAACAGCTTTCCAGAATTGCTGCGCGTCATGGCGGTCGCGCTCGCGCGCATTGAGCTTCTTGACCTGTTCGACCTCATCGGGCGTCTGGCCTTCATCGTTCTGTTCGACTTCAAGCTCGTATTCATCGGTCATTGCATCCCCGGCACGATGAGGCCGGAAGGCCGTTGCGTCATGCCCGGCGGCAGGGCGGCGACTCGATGCTGGCGCGTATCGCGGAACGGCGCCGGAGCTGTAACGGGCAGGATCATGCCCATTTTGCCGGTCGCGCCTGTGCGTAGCTTTTCGACCTGAACAAGCAAGGCGCGAAGGTTCTCGGCGAGCTTGACGAAAAGGGGATGCTTCTGGCCTTCGGGAATCGGTGTCCGCCTTTTCGTGACCGGATCTTGAACGCCGCGCAGCCATTCTCCAGCCATGTTATGGCATTTCGACATCATCAGGCCGATGGGAAGCCAGCGCGTGTCCTCGCGCCACGCCGAAGCCTGGCGGCAGCATCCTTCGACCAGTTTCAACTCGGTGCGGTACTGGTGATAGATCGGCCCTTTGAGCGGATGAACGGCCAAATCCTCGCAATGGTGAATCGCTTTTCCAAGCGAGTCGGCCATGCAATCGAAGATTTCCTGTTCGGTAAGTGCGCCCATGCACAAGCCTTGCGTGACATGGGAAAAAAGGGCAACGCCCGTTGCGATTAGCCGATAATCATGGATATTATAAACTACAAGAAAGCATCATATTCGATTGGCGGTATAAGATAATGACCGATGCGCCTCTCCAAACTGCTTTGAAACGCGACTACGATCATTTGACGCGCAAAGAGGCGGCTCACTACCTGACGACAAGAGGATGCCCGATATCGGCGGCGACACTCGCGGGCATGGCATCGAACGACAATGCCGGGAAGGGTCCGCCGTTCACTCGGTTCCGCTGGAAGCGCGTCATTTATCTGCGCAAGGACTTGGACGAGTGGATGGCGAAACAAACGACGAGGGTGGAATGACCGAACTGACCAAACGCAACGGCGTCACCATCCGCCACCGCGAACGCCTACCGAGCAAGCGCAAGGTCAAGAAGATCATCCGCGATGTCTCCGCCGCTCTCGCCGCGCTCGGCGTCCATTGCGCGCGCGTGGCCGCCGCGAACGAATATCCGAAATTTGGCTGCAAGAGGAAATGACCATGCGCGCGAGCAACAAGGAAATCCTGTTTTTCTTCTGTGTCGGCATAGCTTCGCCGTTCATCCTCCTGATTGGCATCATCTGGATTATTTGGGCGGCGCTCAAGGCGCTTGTTGGAAGATGATGGAGCGGGCGGATTGCAAGAACTATTGCGCGCCGCCGCCAATTCCCATGAGAGCGCCAAGCCCATTGTTCCCGCCGGGAAGCTGCGTCTCCGATAAGGTCTTTGCCGCTTGAACGCCTGCCATCGCCTGTTGCGGAGCTTGTGCTTTCGCCATTTCCTGTTCACGGATCTTGTCGTGCTGTTTCACTTCGTCCTCGGTGAACATGCAATCGGACGGGAAGTTGTTCAGATCGCCATATTTGCGCGCGGCCTTGTCGAGATTGATGACGCGGATCGGGTCAGGGACGCCAGCCGCCTTGGCGGCGCTGGATAGTTCTCCCAAGGTCTGGAATACGTCTTTCATGGCGACGGAACCGGCGCTGCGCATGGCCTGCCGCATCAAGCCCTCGAACGTCAGTTTGAGCGGAACGCCATGCAGGCTTTTCGGCATGGGTGCGAGTAGCCGCCGGCGCTGCGCTATGTCCATCACGCGATGGATGCAGATTGCAAGCTCGTTCTCTATCAGTTCAATGACCGGCCCAAGTTTCTGGAGGCGCTCCAGATCGCGCTTGGTCAATTCCAGTTCGTTGCGAGGCTGAACGCCTTGCATCTGTGTGATCGCCATGAACACGTCGACATAGAGGGCTTTTTCGATGCGGGCGTTCACCTTGTCGATATCGGCGATGATCGCGTTCAATCCAACAGGATTCGGTTCGAACAGGGGGAAATAGCCCTTCTTGCCGCCCGACGTGTCCACATAGGTCGTCTGGCCCGGCAGGATGCTCGAAGGCTCATTCTTCATGGAAGGATCGGCGCCCATGGGCGGCCGCACAAACTTTTCGATAAGCTCGGCCTTGCGCAGCGTTTCCTTCTGCACTTGCTTGTTGTCTCCAAGCGCGTCCATGCAAGGCGAGCGGCCATAGGAATCGTTCGAGACACGCGACCAGATAAATGTGAAAAATGGACGTGAGTTGAATCCCCGGCGCGAAAGCGGCTCATCGCATTTCATGCCCTTGAGCCAATAAATTTCCCGATAGACGAAAGAGCCTGGCAGGACTTTGACGGTCTTTCGGCCATCAGATCCGGACAGTTCAAAATTTGGCTCGATCATATGGCCGACGACAAATTCTTGATCGTGTGAGCCGGCTCCAGCCGCCCACAGCGATTTCACGTCCTGCGGGCATTTCTCAAGCCCGAACATTTCCACGATCTGCTGAACCGTCAGCGTGAATTCACGGATATGCGTGTCCGTCGACATGCGCGCGCCGACCTTGAGATAATATTCCCCGGCGCAGGGCAGATAGAACCGCACAATTTCGTCATAGTCCTCGTAGCAGATGACTGGCGCCGTCCCGAAAACCGTCACGTCCTCGAACGCCTGCGCCATGATCGTGTAGAAATTCGATTTCGACAGGATCGTGAACACATCGGACGCGATGCCGTCGACCCAAATCTTGCCGTCCGGTTCAAGTTGAAAATTCTCGTCCTGCGGTTCGACCTTGAACCATTGGCGCGTTGGGTTCGTCAAACCGGCCCACATGCCGCTGGAGCATGTGTTGACAGCGAGCGCGCCGGTCGCGTCGATGATGTTGTCATTGATCGCGGAGCCGCGATTCATGCGGTTCGCGGTGACAAGCCAGTGATATCGCCTCGGTTTGAAAAACTCGGCCAGGCGCGCCCAATGCGCCCACCATGAATAGCGCCACGATCGAGCGGACGCCAAAGATCCTTCCAGATGGGTGTAAATCACGTCCCATCCGTCGCTGTCCTTCGGCGTTTTGTCTTTCGGCGTTACGGGCTGCTGCGCGAGCAAACTCGGCCCCATTTGCTCATAGGTCGCAAAGCTGTTTGAGGCCATGTCATTCATCAACTACCCCTGCGCCGCAGCATTGAAATAGCGATAAAGAAGAGTCGTTTCAGCATCTTCAAAGCCCCGAACAAGACATTTCGATTACGTCGCCAGTCGTCCACGTCACAGCCGCTCCCGTTGTCCTCGAAAACGCTGTGAATGTTGCGGTATTAGTCGCCCACCCTGTCTGTGCAACAACTACAGTTGTCGCGTTGGTCTTATCGTTGGCGTAACAATTCCATTCCGTAGTTGCTGACGGAAGATTGACCGTTCCCGTACTGCCGGACGGGCTTGCTGGGATGGTGACTTGAAAAGCCGTCGTACCATTCTGCGTTCCAACAGTTGTTGTATTGCCAAAACCAGCGTTCCATGTTGGAGCAGTAGCGCTATAAAATATACGGTTTGTAAGAAGGTTACCAAAAGCTCTGGCTTGGAATTGCCCGCCAACTTGGCTAGCCTGCTGTGTGCCGTTGGCTGAGTAAAATGTAACGTATGGGTTACCTTGCAGGTTCAATCCGCCTGCGGTAGTGACGCTTATTAAAGCCTGCCCGGCAGTTGATAAGCTCGGAGGAGCATAATTGCCGCCGATCCAAAGCGTTCCCGCATTGGTGCCAGTTGTCGGGGCGGTTGTCCCGCCCATGAGGGATGTCGTATTAATCGCGGGAGAGGCAACGCCAGCGCCAGAAAACTGCGTAGTACCGCTATACGTCACCGCGCCGGAAAAGGTCTGCGTCGCCGCAAGGAGAGCCAGCGTATCCGAGACGTTTCCGGTATTGGGAAACGTAATCGTGCGGGCTTGGGCGGAGGAATTGCCGGAGTTGATCGTGTCAATGACGGTCGTGCCATTGATAAGCAGCCCCGTTGTAGTGCGAATGCTCCCGGTTACGTCGAGAGTATAGTTACCGGTTGTCGCTCCAATCGCTAGGAAGCTGCCGTTGTTTATGTAGCTAAAGCCAGACGCTCTTAACGAAACCCCGGTTACACCCGCATTATTCAACGCAAGCGTACCATTATCATTTGTGGCGGAAGTTCCCTGTAGAGAAAATGTTCCGTTGGTTCCATTATTTCCGGTAAAACCCGAAAACTGCGTTGAAGTCGTAACATATTGCCTTTGATTAAAAATATTTGCTGCCGTGGTCAGGGCCACGTTTGAGTAAAGGATACCGCTGTCAGCAACCGCCGCGCCGGAGGTTGAATTCCATGTGACAAGATTGCCAACGACTGTCGTGCCCGGGCCTGTAATGCCACCAGAGCCGGACTGACAACCAAGAACGCCGGAGTTGTTATAGAGGAACTGGCCCGGCGAGCAGCCTGAAATGGGAGAGACGCCAGAGGTGAGCGATCCGCCACCGCCGCCGCCACCAGGACCGGATATCTGCGCAAATGCCGACGACATCGACAGGATCGAAATGAATAGAAAGGCAAGATACCGTTTCATCATTTGTCTCCCAAGGTGGCCTTGCCGCCGCCCGTAGAAGGGGCAGGCGCTCCCTGCGCTCCTGTCAGGACAGTTCCATCATATCCAGCGCCGCCAGCCGCCGCAGCGGCCGCCGCGCGGGCTGCGGCTCCGGAATCCTGAACCGCAGCGTTTGCCATGGTCGGGGGATTTGGAGGCGGAGGCGGAGGCAACGGCGGCGATTGGTGCATAAAACCCATGGTGGGTTCCTCAAATGAGTGCGATGCCGGCGAGCGCGCCTAAAATAACAGACGCGCCATACGAAATCAAAGAGGCAAGCCGATATTTGAATGGAAACGCATATTGGAGACATTCACCTATGTAAGCCACTCCTGACAATTTCCGGTCGTCGTCCATGTCATATCCTTATGAGTAGGGGGTGAACCGCTCGTTCTCGCGGAATGGATTGTAATCTTCCTCGCGGCGCGGAGCTTGGCGAATAATGCTCTTTGCCGCGACCGGGTGCGCGAATGTCAGGATGCAGGAATCGAATTCGTCGGGAGAACAGCCGATATTCTTTTTGACGATTTCCTTCGGTTCGAGCAGGAGCTTGTCCTTATGGAACGAATAGGTTGTCATCGTCAGCGCATCGAGCAGTTCCTTGGAAAAAGGCAGAGCGCCGCCGCGCTTGATCCAGTTGACGAATTCAAAAGCCATTTCGGCGCGCTTGTTGAAATATCGCGCCTTGTTCGAGGCTTCCTGTGAAAAGTTGATGCCTACAGGCGTTTTGCCGAGCAGGCGGAGCTGGTCCTCCCATCCGGAGCCATAACCGCCGGTCGCATCGAGGAAGCAGGCATCCGCGCCCCATTCATCCCAAATCCTCGCCGTATGGCCTGCGCCCTGCGTCGAATCCACGTTCCGGAACTTGTGCAGAGGCATCATCTGGATGCCCTGCCTCGGCGCGATCGAGGAAGCATCGTCCCCGAACCGTGCCACATCGACGCCAAGGATTTTCGGAGCCTGGCCGATTTCATGAGCGCGATAATAGCGTTTCATGGACTCGCGGACTTCATCCTCGCCAATCAGGGCATTGAACGATGTCGGCGGAAACCGGCCAAGGATGGAAACCATCACATAGGGGTTGTCGCGGCCCCACAAATCAATCTGTTCCTGCGCATGTTCGACGGAGACGCGGGGCGTTCGGTTTGGGTCATCCGGATCTGCGGTAATCTCGACCACGTACCAGAGTTTTCGCGCTCCAGTACAGGCGAGATAGAGCGGCCCGGCGCGCTTGACGGGATTTCCGGCCTGAATGATATGCGCCTCGACCGGGCTTCCGGAGAAAATGGCTTCGGTGATCGGCAGGATAGAATCAGGATAGTCGCCAGTCTCGTCCAAGAGCCACATGACATATTCAGCATGGAGGCCGCGCAGGGCATTGCCGATCTGTGTAGCGTCGGCGTCCTTGGCCCATGTGCGGGCTTCCAGCTTCCATGTTGCCGGGCGTTCTCGGAGGAAGATCGTTTCCTTGGTTTGTTCGAACAATTGCTGGAGCAAAGTGGATTTGGAGCGCCATCGGGCAAGCTCCGTCCAAAGATTGGCTTTCAGGTTGTCTTTCGATATCGACGTGGCGCCGACAGCCGGATTTGGTCGAGTAAGCAGAAAATTCCAGCCGATCCACGCAAGGACGGCGGATTTTCCCGGCCCGGTGCAGGCTTTCATCACCATGCGCTTGCTGGTTGGATAATTCCGCAGGGCGTCGGCCTGCCATGCGTCCGGCTCGACATCGAACAAGTCGCGGACCATTTGAACAGGGTCATTGCGCCATTTCTCGACAGCCGATCCTCCAATCTGGAGGATTTCGGCCGCCTTTGCGATATCAGCCACTTCCAACTTTCTCCGCCTGGCCCTCGAAATAGGCCAATTGCTCCTTGAGTAAGACTATCACATCGCTGCGCTCGGCGTTCGATATGTAGTTGCATCGCCCCTTGTGACCATGCAGGGGGAATTGCAGGAGGATGAAACCAGTATCGCGGTCATCGCCCTTCTTGTCGCCATTGAACGTCTGATCGAGCGTTTTCGCCAGATCGTTCATGAAGGCAGCATATTGCTGTTCGATTGGCGCGTTTCCGAGACGGAAATTTGCTTTGCGAACAGCGTCGATGCGGTCACCTATCTTGCCCATCTATCTTCCCTCCATCGTCATCGGCGGGCCTATCGGTGCGGGGTCGGTCATGGGGTGGCCTTTCTTGGCGATGTCCATCAACACGTCGCAGTGACAAGCCGCATCGAGCGCGCACCAGCAGGCGAGGTTTTTGCCGCGAAGGGTCGGAAGGCCGGCGTGCATGGCTGCACGCGCATGTTCCGATTCCGCTCCAGCCCAATTCTCCCGCCAATGGCGCGTATCGATCCAGGTGCGGAAGGCTTCAATGCATCGCGCGGCGATTTCAAGATCGCTTCCAAGGTATCCGGCCTCGCGGCATCCTTTGATCGTGAAAGGATTTCCGAACCGCGTCGGACGTGCGCAATTGACCGCTGGCAAGCCGTTGACGGCGCGCGAATGGGCTTGAAGGTCGAAACCCTTGACGCGGGACAGTCGCAAGCGGATAGGGGTTGCTTCCTCGGGGGTGTAGACAAGGGGGCGGGTCATTTCGTCTCGCGCTCCTTCGCAGCCTCAATGTAGACCGTGCGCCCATCATTATATTGCAGATAGACAGGTTCCCCGGTTTCGATGCGGTCGAAGATCGATTTCAGGTTTTTTTCCGCTTCGTCGCGCTGTCTTTCGACAAACTTCAACTCGACCTTGAGTTTTTCCATGTCGAGCCATAGGCGGTCGAAGCGGTCTAATTCGTCGCGAACGGTGATATTGGCGTGGCTCATCATTCCCCCTCCTTGGTGAAAGCGCGGGCCTCGCAATAAAGCGTCTCTACGGGCGAACTATCCGGAAATTCCGGAGAGTTTCCGAGAGCATTGGAAGCGATGCAATGCGGGTAGCCGGTGGTCTGGTCGCGGATCGTTTCCAGCGCCGCCCGCAGCCTCTCCATCTCGCGCAACGCTGCATCATGCTTCGCCTGCGATCTACCAAGATCGACCCCAATGCGCGCGACTTCCTTAATACAGGTGTTACGCTCGGCCTCGGCTTTCGTGATCGGAGATTTCCACGCGCGGAGACTACCTAGCAGCGCGTTGAACCGGGCTATATCCCGTTTTCCATCGCTGAATGAGGCTAAAATTTCCGATTGCAGATAGGTGAAGTTCGCCTCGGCTTTTTCCGCGCGGTTTTGGAGCGCCCCGATTTCATCCCATGTCGGCGCGTTAGGGCGCTCCGCATAAAGCGAGTTTGCCATCGCCAAGGCTGCGTCAGAATCGTCGGCGCGCTTCTTCTCGGCATCCACCTCGCGTAATGCTTCATCCCGCTCGCGCGCAACTTTCAACGTCTCTTGGCGGGCTTCGTTAGCAAAATCATACTGCCGGTTGGCGCGATCTCGCTGTTTTACAATCTCCGCTATGGATTCATCCCGCTCGCGCTCCCGTTCCTCCACCATTGCGATAAGCCGAGGAATGACGATGGCCGCTTCGCCCATAAGATTTGAAAGCGCAGGGCTGATTGACCAATTTTCCTCAATATCAGCCGTCGCCTGCTCCGCTTTCGCCGCAATATCAGCGAGAAATTCCGCATCGGTCTGCTCAACCATTGGTTTTCTCCCATGCAGCCATAAGCTCACCACGCGACGGGAAACACCGTTTGCGCGACCATTCGATCATCTTGCGGTAGCCGGGGTTTCCTTTGGCCTCGTAGGCGTCAACGCCTTTCCACCATGTTGCCTCGTCGGGCATTTCAAAAAGCATGTTGCGGCAAGAAGGGCAGCATGGGAGGCCATCTCTCTTGCCAACATCGGTAATACTTCCCCACCATGTGCAATTTACGCCAAACGCAATTCTCGAATCGCTCATTTCGGCTCCTGTTGTTTGGGAGGTGTGGGGAGCGGATGCCAATGTGTTGGCGCGTGATAAGTTCCGTCCATCGTTGTAAAACAATCGCGCGGCGGGCGATGCGCCTCGCCTACGGCAATCGCACCTTTCGGGGGTGTGGTGGTCATTCCGCCGCCTCGTCATTTTGTTGCGGATTAATCGCCTGTTCGATCCGGTCGCACAATCGAAGCCATTGACTCTTGGACATGGTGTATTCCGTCCGACCAATGGTGACGCCGAGTGCATCGCCCTTGTCTCGGATTTTCATGTCATCGACCGGGTTCGTGCGCTCGTTGTAATCGGCCTCGGCCTGCGCCTCGACGTGCTTTTCGGTCGCGCGGTCTTTCCCCGCCGCCTTGGCGTTGGCGACGGCCTTCTTGATCGTCTCCGCGCCGGCAGGGCCTTCGCGGCGGATCGTTTTCGCCGCCAGGGTCGCGGAAACCTCGCCCTTGCGCACCAGTTCATGGACTTCGGCAGGCGCGGCTTGGAAATCAAGCGACTGCGCCACGTAGGTTTCGGACTTTCCGAGCTTTGCCGCGACTTCCTTGATCGTGGCGCCGAGCGCGACAGCGCGCTTGATATTGTGGCCCTCCTCCAGCGGCGTGAGGCGCTTGCCGGAGTTCGAGATATTCTGGTTCAGGATGCGGTCGATATCGTTCGTCCCGCGCGATTCGGGGATGCAGGGCACAGTCCTGATATCCGCGCCGCGCTCGATCGCCAGCATGGTCCCGGCGAGGCGACAATGGCCGTCCGACACGAACACGTCGTCTCCGTCCAAGAAGATTTCGAGCGGCTTCTTCACGCCGTCCTGCGCGATGGACGAGGCGAGCCATTCGATATGTTCGACGTTTTCCGGCGTGTCCAGATCGCGGGCGTTCAAGCCGGGCTTCACGCGGAGCTTGCGAGGATCGAAGTTCAGGACGGCGGCGCGGCTTTCGGCGAGGTCTTTCAGGGATGCCATGGTCAATGATCCTTTTTCAGTTGGCGATCGTCATTCAGCACCTTGAAATGCGGCGCGCGCTCCAGAACGAGGCGCGTCACAGCGATCACATCGGCGGTTGTGTGCTTGGTGGCCGATCCGATGAAACTCAACTTGACGGCCTCCATTATCTGCTCAGCCTCCGAGAGAGCGTCCCAAGCTTCCTCGGCCAACATCGGGCCTTCATCGTCAATTAGTTCCGGCGTCTCAATCATGGCGTCTGGTCCTTCTGGCGTTTCAATTCAGATCGGCGCCGATACCATGTGCGCTCGCTCACGCCTTCGGCGAGCCATGGCTTGGTGGCGGCGAGGGTTGAAGCTTCCTCTCCAATTCGCGGCCTGCCTCGGCGATTTTGGCGCCGGGGCTGGTCGGAGGGTTGCCCAACATCTGGTTGATGATTTCCATCTGCCATTGGGGGACTGGCTGGTGGCATAACAGCCGCAGGAATTCCGACAGCGGCGGTTCTTTCATCGGCCCGGTCCCTTCGATCCACGCAGCGGTGCATCCTGCCTACGAGGGCAAGATCAGAACCGCATATTTGGCAGAGTTTTGTCATTGGCAGGATATTGACGCAATTATGGCAGTTTCGATAGGGGCGTTGCGAAACTTATTTTGCGCCAGGCGCGCCCTTGCCGTAACTCGCCATCACCAAATCGAACAGGGAAAGCCCCTTGTTCGTGTCGGCCTCGGAATCGAGGCTGAACGCCTTGCGCTCCAGCTCGGTCAGCGTCTTGAGCGCCGTCGACAGGTCTTTGATGACGACGGTTCGGGCATTGAGGGAAACCGCGCGGAGCATGGCCTCCCTGCGCTTTGGCGACTTGTCGCTCTTGCAGTCGGAATAAATGATGTCCTCGATCGTGAGGCGGTGATTGGAAATATCGAGCAATTCCCGCATGAGGCGGTCAACGATATCGCGGGCCTTGGCGATATCCTTTCGGTGGCTTTTGACGACTTCCGCGCCGATTTTGCCTGCTTCTTGGACGATTTCCTCGTCCGACGTGCTGTTCGTCCCGTCTCGCACCAATCCGGCTCGCACAGCTTCGCGGACTTTCGATGTCAGGTCTTTTGTCCATCCGAGCATTTTAGCCCGTTTGCGGACTAGAGCTTCGGACATGCCGTGCTTTTTGCCTATTTCGACGTTTGAGAGTTGGCCGGCTCGATAGTCGGCTTCCACTCTCTGCCAGTCGATTTGTTTGTCTTGTCCAGCCATGATGATGATGCGTGATTTGTGCGAGGCGTCGCACGGCATTGTCTCACAGGCTTGGCTTTGGGGGAAGGCGTCACGCTTTCCTCGGCTTTGGCAGCGCCGGGCGAGGCTTGAGCCATCGCATTTCGGACGCCTCGAACACGATTGCGCCGGGGCGCAAGGAGGCTTCCGGCATAGGTCCGAAAATGCCGCTTCCCTTGCACCATGCGAAATGGATTCGGACTGGCAGGGCGCAATAGGCGCATCGGGAGAGCATCATTGCAGGGTTTCCTTCGGTCCAGCGAACAACGCGTCAAGCTCCGGATCTGGCGCGCCTTGGCTGCGCCACCTCGTCAGGCGTTTGTAGCTTTCCATCACGCACTTGGAACAGGCGTGGCCGTAATAGTGGCGTTCCACGTCTGTCAGGATTGCGCCGCAGCCTGGCCCGATCATGTCGCCGAGACAAATGTAAACGTCGCTCATGGGTCGATGCAGTCGAAAGGCGCGCGATCCTGCGCAGCTCGGTGGCGATGGATTTGATCCATCCAAGTGTCAAAGCTGTTTTTCGCCGCGTCGTAGTTGGCGCACAGATCGCCAAATGATATGTCGCCCTCGAAATATCCACGCTTCGACGCCACCAGATCGCGGTAACGCTCTGTGAAAACGGCATGTGCGCGCGTGATTTCAGTCGGTTCTCGCGGCGGAAAATGCGGTTCGTATTTCCTCGGCTGGTCAGGCACGATTTAACTCCGAAAGGACCGCCCGACTGTTGAGCCGGGCGGTAAGTCTAGGGAGGAAACGCCCAAGGAGGGCATTGAAACTATAGCACGGCGGCAGCAAAAAAGCGCCGTGTTGCGTTTGCAAAACGGCGCTGGTTTGGTCGGGATCGAAGGGAATTTCACCCTCCCGCGAATCGCGGCTGGCTCTCCAACAGCTCCCGTTATTCCGCGTGAGCGGCCCCCACAGCCGTTACCCACTTTGCCTAGGCCTGCTCGATCTGCCCCTGCGAATTGGCGTCGTTCGGGTGAATGGCCCGTTCGTCCTGGTTCAGCTTGCCGCCGAAAATCGCATCTTCATGCCGCGCCGGCGCCGCCGGGGCGTCGTGCTTTGCCGCCTGCCCGCGCTGATATTCCATCCAGTGGGCTTGGCCGAGTTCGACCGGCGAGGCGTCATCGTCCTGCTGGTTCAGCACGACTCCCTGCTTTTGGAAAATGCCGAGCGGCGCGAAGATCGTCAGATCGATGGTTGCTAAGTTCACGCGCGAAATGATCGCGGGCACAGCCTGATCGCTGCGGCCGCCAGGATCGGCGTGGGTGGGATGATAGAGGACAATTCTGCCTACGGTCGGTTCGATGCTCATGCGCGATTGGCTCCAGCGTTAAATCAGGGCGGCCCCCACAGCCGTTACCCACTTTGCCCAAGCTCTGGTTGCGAAAGGCGTGTGACCCCGAAGCCCTATTTAAACCTGATTTGCGCCAATTTTCAACCTGTTGCGTTATGTGCAATTATTGCTTGTCCTCGAACCGAAAAGGTGTAATATGTGCGTGTACTGAAACGCCGGAGGCTCCAATGGTCGCCTATTTCTTCTACGGTCGCAAAGGCCAACTCTCCGAGTTGCACATTTGCGAACGCCCCTGCAATGGCGTCGAGTTCCAGAACGCCGAAATCGTCAAGGTTTGGGACAAGCGCGAAGCGCGCCTCGTCTGCAAGCGCCGCAACATCATCTGCTACAATTTTTAAGGAGAACGCCATGGCCGACTATCGCATCGAATTCCCCGACTTCGATCCTGCCACGCTTCCCGCCATCCCAGCAGGGTTCAAAGACGTGTCGTGGCATAACGACGTCTGCCCCGCCTTTTTCAATTCCGCGCTGCTCCTGTCGATCTTCATCGACTATGCCGATATGGAGCAGCGCGAATGGCCGGACACGCCGCGCTTTTACATTTTCAAATGCAATGAAGATGGATCGCGTCTTGACGAAGATAGTGGCGATTTCGTTTCGGACGATTGGGACGCCATCATCGCCTACATTTCCGCCAACAAAAGAGCCTGAACGGAGAACGCCATGACCATCATTTTCAAATTGCTTTCGGACGGCGCTTTTGTCGCCGGAGATACCGAAAGCGGCATGACCACTTACGCCTACCCCACCAGCACCAATGCCGAAGCGGCCAAAAAACACCCCGAACGGCAATCTATCTATGCGCAAAGCATGATTGACAGCCAACGCCGGAACAATGGGATTGGCGCCGACTACGACGATGCCAATTGGCAGCGTCTCGGCGGGCGTCCCGACACGATCAAAATGGATCGCGCTATCACGCTCGAACGCCATCAGAACTACGGCGTGTTCACCTATTACCCGATCTGCGACAACGCCAAACGATTCGCCGACTTGACCGGAACCAAGACCATCACGCCGCGCGCCATGCAGATTATCCGCTCGCTCGGCTACGTCATCATCGAACGCCAACAGGAGGCTTGAGCCATGAGAAACACAATCAATTACGGCGGTTTTGCTTTCCCTATCACGGAACCGACCCGGTTTACCCAGTTCGGTCTGACCGCGCGCGATTACTTCGCAGCCGCTGTTGCACCCGCTTTCGCCCCGCTTCTAGCGCCGGATTATCGCGAGGCTGCGCGCCGGGCCTATGCGCTCGCTGACGCCATGATTGCCGAGCGCGAGAGCGCCAAAACGGAGGCTTGAGACATGCTGACGCCTCCCCGACATCAACCCATGACGCAGGCTGAACTGGAATTCGCAGTTAGCCTGCGTCTCATTCTGGCGGGGATTGTCCTCTCCGTCATCGCCATCATTTGGTTTGGAGGGACTCCATGACCTATCTGCATCTTTTTGCGGCGTGGATCGGCGTCCTCATGCTGTTTTTCGACGCCGAACTGCTTGAATTTTTCGGATGGAACGACATCGAAAGAAAAGAAACCCATGACCGAACCGGAACGCGCCCGCCAATGGCGTGAACACATGAACTTGACGCGCTCTGCCCTATCCGAACTGACGGGGTTCTCTGTCGCCTCGATCATGGATTTCGAGTTAGGCTATCGCCGCACGACCAACGTGGCGATCGAGGCGCGAAATTGGCGCCGCTACAAATTATGTTGCGCCGCCGTCGCCTCCGGACTGACGTTCGATTGGGGTCCGGTGCGGATTGATCTTCCATAATGAAAGCGCCGGGCGAAACCCCGGCGCTTTCGTCAGACCAGCCTACCAAGTGAGAGCGCATAATCGTATGGGTCTTTATTGTTTTTCCTTGAATTGCACGATTTGCAACGCAACTCTATGTTCGATGGATCGTGCATCCCGCCTCTGGTTAGCTCCGCTTGCCACGCAGATACGCGCGCTCTTTCGCATTCCGTGCATTGGCCACTACTCGTGAACCTTGGCGCTATATGCCCAAACTTACATGGCTTCCCTGTGAGATAATGCTTATCCCCAAGCAGCTTCGCCTTTTTCCAACTTGGTTGAAGCAGCATGGGGACTAACCTTTGGTTAGAGAAAACGCCCCGTTTTTTATTGTCAGGCGTCGATGCTCGCGCGGAACGGAACAGATCGCGCGGGAGGGGCGGGTTGCCAACGCGCAAGCCAGTCTCCATGTTCCTGCGCCAGCGCATCGAGGAATCCTCGGTTATCGCCGCTGATTTGGCCGTCCTCCTCATGCGCTCCGTGGACGCGCCGTGGATTGCACGATGGCGGTAGATTTCCCTGCTTGCGCAGGTGGTGCACGCGGCTGCGAACGTCCCTTGGGTCACGATTGATCGCGGCGGCCGTCACGCGCGCAAAATCGCCGCGCAGCGTCCCTATGATGATTACGGCGTCCTCTTGGGGCGAGAACCGGCCCTTTTTCTGTGTCATTGCGCCACCAATTTCCGAGCCGGATGCCCGATCTTGATGTGCGCGTTGAAATGCCGCGTCGGAGATTCCGCCGCCGCCAGGGCGCTGGCTTTCGATCCGTCGACGCCCGAATAAATATAGGTCGCGCCGTTTTTGAACCGAACATGCAACTCGTTCTCGCCCTCGTCGTGGGCGATGGCGTCAATATTCGATGAGTCCAATTTCTTCCAAAGCATGGTCAGGGTTTCCTTCTGTAATTGCCGTGAAATCGGGATTGATTTCACGGTCCTCTAGGAGCTGGTCATTCCAGTCCCATCCCGGCTCGTCCGGAATTCGCACTTCAACGGCAAAGCCCTCTCCAGCCAGACGATAGGCCAGCCCGAAGGCGGCGCATTGCCCGGCGAAAGTTTTGTCGTTGTCGCCAAAAATGATGATGTTCTTCGCCGTCGCAGGCGGTTGCCACTTCTGCAAAAGCCCGGCGGTCAAGCAGGCCCATACAGGCACCTTCCAGATGATCGAGGCGCTCAGGCATGTCTCGATGCCCTCGCCCACGCCCATCGTCTCCGCAGAGGCCGCAAGGCGCACGGCGCCGCCGGCGGGAACCTTCCCCGGCGCGAGCTTGCGGCAGTCATCCAGCGCCGCCTTGCGGCCTTCGGCGTCGAGATAGGTCCGGTGCAGCGTGAAGCTCGATGCGTCAGGCGAGACGAATTTCGCCATCAAAGCCGGATGAAAGGTCTTGCTCTCGTCATGGTGGCGATAGGCCGCTTCGCCGACGAATCGAAGCTGCGTCGGCCATGCGCCGCCCAAGTCGCCCGCCACTATCCCCCGGCGAATGAGATATTTCCCCGCCGCGTCGTAATCCTGCATCCGGTTTGCCCGTTGCCAGGCTGCAACCATGCGCGATTCGTGGTTTTCATCGAACCGCCCCGCCTTCGGAATGGCGATCGAGGAGGCGCCAATGTGCGGTTCGATCATGACTTTGGCGGTGACAAAATCGCAGGCTTTGAATTTCATCACCAGATCGACGCCGGAACCCGCCCCGCAATGGCTACAAAAAAACGATCCAGATCCGGCCTTGTCATCGAATCGAAAGCGGTCCTTGCCGCCGCATATAGGGCATGGCGCATGTTTTCCCGACAGCGCCTTGCCGTCGATGCCGATCAATCCAAGGATATCGCGCCATCGGCCTCGCGCCTGATCGTGGATATTGGCGTGAGCGTTCATTCGCACGTCCCCCACCCGCTGCAAGTTGTGTTGAAATCGGCCATCAGCCCCATGTCGAACTGCTTGCCGCCACGCGATGTCCGCGACCAGTTGACGCGGTTACGAACGCCATATTTTTCAAGGGTTACAGTCTCACCTTCGATATAATTAGGATCGTCGCAGGCGCCAAAAAATGTCGCACACTCGCTTCGCTTTGCCGTGCCGGCGCAAATTGTCTCCCATTCCTCGATTTTGTCGATGTGTTCGGGGAATCGCGCGGCAATCTCGCGCAATTCGGCCTTTTTCGCCATGATGCAAGGCATACAGCCGACGCGCGTCATTCCCTGCGAATAGAGCGGGTTCGGCGCCAAGCCGTGCCGCGCATGGAAAGCGAATACGTCACTCACTTTCCAGTTGATAAGCGGGCGGAAGGCATAGCAGCGCCAGCCCTCGGCCTCGGTCATTACCGCCTTGCGCGACGAATACGGCGCGAGATTGATGCGCTGGCGCAATTGCAGATATGATCGCGCCAGGCTTTCCTCGGCCCGGACGCCCTGCCACGAAACGATTGTCGCGCCGGCCCGCGCGAGCGGCCCCGTCACTTGTTCGAACATCGGGACGAGTTTCAATTCGTCCGTGCAGAATCGCGATTTAACAGAAGGAAACCTCCCCTTGAGCATACATAAGTCGAGGAAGGGGACGCCGGTTGGCGTGAGTAGTTGGATCGCGCGCTCGACCCGCTCGGCAGGGATGCCATCGGACGGCCATCGGGCGGCAATAAATTTGCGCTTGCGCTCGAAATCCTTTGAGAAATCGGCCTTGACCCATTGAATTTCGGGACCGCCGGTTTTGGCCGGCAGGTCGCGAACATAATCTAGCGTCGTCGGGTGTTCGTTCCCGGTGTCGGCAAAGACGGCACGAAAGGGCTTTCCATGCTCCAGCGCGAGCAGATAGAGCGCCGTCGAATCCTTGCCGCCGGAATAGGATAGAACGCGGGCAATTGTCATTCCGCCGCCACTCCCTCTTTCGCCGCCTTTGCCTTCGCATAGGCGATAGACTTTGCTCGCACCCATCCCCGCAACAGATTGGAGGGTTCAAGCGCCGTCGCATATTTCGCGAACTTCGGCCATGCTCCGGTGATGTCTCGATAGCAATGCGCGGTTCTTCCATCGCTCCAGCCAAAAAGCTCCTGCATCCCGCGAATCTCCGCCCACAATTCCTTGCGCGGCATGGCGCCGAGACGCGATGTTACGTCCATCGGCTTTCCACGCTTGCCGCCGCGCTCCAATTCCGCCAGCGCGCCGTCGCGCTCGACCACGTTGCACTTCGGACGCCGAACATGGCCGCAGGCCGGACACTCGCGGGTTTTGGGCGGAACCAGACAGCCGCAGGCATCGCAGGCTTTTGGCAGGCCGATTTCTTCGATTTCCTCCTTGTCGGAGCCGCTCGATTTTTTCTTGGTTCCGTCGTCCAGTTCATCGTGGTCGATTTCGTCCACCATGCCGAGCCGCAGCGTCGTGTCGGAATGATCGAGGACGAGGCAAAAGTCCTTGCCGTCCGCTGTCCGCAGGCCGCGCCCGATGATCTGGCAATTTCCCATCACCGTGACTTTGCCTCGGCGGCGGGTGACGATCGTCCCATGCTCGGTTTCGACACACCAAACACGCTCGTCGGTCGCTGGTTTGATTTCAATCTGCGGGCGAGGATTGCGCGCAGTCCCGCCGTTCTTCCCCGTCGAGGCATACCCACCGCAAGAGCGCCATGATTTGTCGGTGATCGACAGAAAATACATCGGTGTCGGACGACTTGGCCCGTTTTCGCAGCGTAAATTCGCCGTCATGCCGTGGATTGCGCACAATGCCTGCAAGCGATCCAGCATCGGCAACCGGGCAGAGCATATTTCCAGCGTCTTCGGATCATAGCCGACGTTGAGCTTTTTAGAGCCATCGCCGTCCCAAATGCCTTTGAGTAATTCGATAAGCTGCGTCCGAGAAATCTGCATCAATGCTGGCGACAAATCTTTGTCCAGGAACGGCATGAGATGGCGAAATCCAGTCGTCCCCTCTACCGCTTGATATTCCCCCTTGAACTCGTTGCCGCACATCGCACGACCCATCGAGGCGTGGGCTTTCGGCTTCCCGGCTGAAAAGTTAAAGCACCAACGTGGGAACCTTTCAGATACAGCAGCGCCAGCAGGCGGCGGCGGGATGCGCCGCTTTGAATAGCCGATACCGCAGCCCTGCAAGGTCTGTTCAATCCGCTCAATGATTTTCGGGTGGCGCTCCGATTGGCTGATTGCCCCGGACGTATGCGACCATGTCCCGTCCGTCATCATCATGCCGATGAAATACAACTCGTCGGCAGTCAGAGGCACACCTGGCTGGTTGAAATAAACCGCTGTCGGGAGCTTTGCGCCTCCCTTGCATTTGGCCATTTCCAGCGCGGTCCCGATACGCCAGCCGCCAGACTCATTCGCACCTTCAAAAATCATCCGGTGGCGATCTGTCACGCGAAAATTCGCGCGCGGCGCGTCATATTCAACCCACTTTTCTTCGGGCGTCATATCGCGCTCGATGACCGCCAAAACGCGCGACCATCTACCGGCTGCGGTATTGTCGCCATCACAAGAGGCAACGCAGGCGCCTTCCTTGACCTCGCCTATCCCCTTCCAGCCATGCGAAGTGAGGATTTCTGTTTCAGC